GACGTTACCAGTGAAGGTAGGGTTTTGAACTAAACCTGAAATTGCGACACTCTTATCTACGCCCGCATCCGTAAACGTAATCGTATCAACTTTGATAGTACCGTACGGCATTGTTGCTTACCTGTTTTTACTTATTTTAAGCCAAAAAATTAAGGAAGGATGATTAATGGTCCTTGAATTACAAAACCAGATGCACTACCAGAAACAACACCGGAGCAAACAATGGCTGGTGTTGCACCAGAGGGAGTTGTAACCCGAAGAATACTACCGGTGATATTGGTGAATGCACCCGTAGCACCGGTCACTGTGGCGCCAGAAACTTGTGTACTGAAGTTACCGTTGACAAAGTTGGCGGTAGTACCAGTGGTTGTCGTACCGGTTAGTGATGTGAAGTTACCACTGACAGCATTTGCAGTTGTGAAATTAGCCGTTGTGCCAGTAACGGTTGTACCTGAAACAACGGTGGTAAATACACCAGATGCAAAGTTAGCCGTAGTGCCGGTAACGGTTACGCCTGTTACAACAGTAAATGCACCGCTGATACCCGTGACAGTTGTGAATTGACCCGTATTACCGGTTACGGTTGTGCCAGAGACTCGTGTGGTGAATACGCCACTGGCAAAGTTAGCGGTTGTACCCGTGACAGTTACACCAGTAACAACAGTAAATGCACCGCTTACACCAGTGATTGTTGTGCCTTGGATCGTTGTGCCGGTTACGGTGGCGCCAGACAATAACGTAGTGAATACGCCAGTGACACCAGTGATTGATTGAAAGTTGCCAGTGGTTGCGTTGACGGTATTGCCCGTGACCGTCGTACCAGAAACGCGTGTCGTAAATACGCCAGATGCAAAGTTGGCAGTAGTGCCGGTCGTGGTTGTACCAGTTAATGACGTGAAGCTACCCGTGACAGCAGTTGCAGTTGTGAATTGACCTGCAGTGCCGGTAACAGTGATGCCACTAATTGTTCCAGTGACACTAAGACCGGAAACAATAAAGCCGGATCCCAGTGTTGTTGTATTACCAGAGAATGTAAGGTTGCCGCCAAACGTTTGGTTGGTTGCCGTTAAGTTCTGGAAAATACCACTTGTGAAGTTGGCGGTTGTACCAGTGACGGTCGTACCTGAAAGCTGTGTTGTGAATACGCCTGACGCAAAGTTTGCCGTTGTGCCGGTTATGGTCACACCAGTAAGAACAGTAAATGCTCCACTGACGCCAGTGACGGTCGTGAATTGAGCCGTGGTACCGGTTACGGTTGCGCCTGATAACGATGTAGTAAAGACGCCTGTTACTCCGGTCAGCGATGTAAATGCACCACTAACACCTGTGATTGTTTGTCCTGTTAACGATGTAAATGCGCCGCTGATGCCAGTAACAGTTGTAAATCGAGCCAGGGTACCAGTTGTAGTTACACCAGTAAGTGACGTAAAGTTTCCTGTTACAGCATTTGCGGTCGTAAATTGTCCCGTGTTGCCTGTAACGGTGGCACCAGAAACAGACGTTGTGAATACACCAGTAACACCAGTAAGAGACGTATATTGCCCAACGTTGCCAGTAATCGTGGCACCCGATAACTGTGTTGTATAAACACCGGATACACCTGTTACAGATGTAAAGACGCCTGTTGCACCAGTAATTGTGTTGCCGCTGAGCGTACCAGTGACATTGACGTTGCCCTGGAAAAGACCTGAGCCAATGAACGTACTAACGCCAGTTACCGTAAGTGTCGACTGGATAATTCCAGTGGCGGCCGTGAGTGTCTGAAAGTTTCCTGTGGTGACGTTAGCGGTAACACCGGTGACAGTTGTCGCTTGAATGGTATTGCCCGTGATTGTGGCACCGGATAACTGAGTTGTGAATACGCCAGAAACACCGGTGATGTTTGCACCAGAAATTGATTGGCCTGAGACCGTGGTAAATTGACCAACGTTGCCGGTAATTGTCGCACCAGAGAGACTGGTTGTAAAAACACCGGTCACACCAGTAAGAGACTGATAGTTACCTGTGGTTGCTTGGATGTTATTGCCGGTGATAGTGGCGCCAGATACTCTGTCCGTAAATCGTCCGGACACAAAGTTTGCCATGGAGCCAGTGAAGGTTGTTCCACTGGTAGTGCCGCTGACATTTAAATTGTTTTGGACGATAACACCGCTAAATGTTCCAAAGCCTGAGCTTGTTACTGTGCTCAGGATTGTTGTACCACTAACGGTTAAACCACCTTGAATTACAACATTGCCACTGATTGTTTCGCCAGTGACGTTTGCATAGTATTGATCTAGGTAGGTACGGAACTGACTGAAGGTAATTTTTTTGTTGCGCAGTACCGGGTCCACTTCAAAAACGTGGACCAGCGTCATGAGGTCTTCATCAACAATCGCGGTGCCGTCAATCGACGGAAACTCGCTGATCCTTCTATTGGTGGCCACCTACTTATACTGCGCAGTATTATACCTAATTATAGTTCTCTTTGCTCACTTAACCCTTACCTCAATCCTGGGCAGCAGGTTGGAAACACCGTGCCAAACAAATTGGATTCCTGTTACAATTCCACAAGAAATGAGGAATACAACCAGTAGTTCTGCAACGGTGAGGTTGCGCCGAACATACATCACCTGCGGCGGTTGCTGTTGAAAGCTTGCTTGCTGGGCCAAGGCTTGTTGGATGGCTAGTTCTTTTGCCCTTGCTTTCATTGCTGCAAGATTTTCAGGGCTGATCTCATTCATGAAATAGTCCTGACCAGTGGGTTGACCCGGAAACTGACTAGGGGGAATTTGTTCTTCCATGATGCAAAACCTTTTCACACACACTAGCATCTATAGAGAGGATTTGTCGCTATGAACTACGGCTTACGAAAAGGTTTGGAGGATATTGCCACCGAACTCAAGGGTATTCGCAACATCCTTTCGTCAATGTGGCACAGTCGTTACGGAGAAGATGAAACAAATATCTTGAATCCCCAGATTTACGCAGATGAATACGTATCAACTGAGGAGTGTGCCAAGCGGTTGGGCGTATCCGATCAAACGATCAGAAATTGGATTTCTATTGGACGTAAGACTCCTGACAAGGGTTGGGTAGAAGGTGTTCACTACGTCAATATTTCGCCAGATCCCAATCGCAAAGCGGTTATTCGTATCCCATGGAACCAGATGATTCACGCATTCTGCAAGAATCGCCAAAGTGATCTCTGGGATTTTATTGGCAACACCGGTGCACGGTCGACCAAATATAAAACAACTAACCCCGATCGTCTCGTATAATGCCGCACAGATTTCACGGGATTGAAACTGAGGTTGTAACCCTGGTCAATTACAGGGAAGTATTGCCAGCATCACTTGCGGATCAAGTGGAAATGTTCTTGCCACCCGAAGGATCTTTCGATGACGGGTGCCTGCAAAGATACCTGGAAAACTTAAAAAATTATGAAGAAGAGGATGCGAACTTTGGTATGACACTTGCCAATCGTTTGCGTCTTGCGTTCCAGGACTTAACACCTGATACAATCTGCGGCAAATTCCCGCAAGCCGAATTGCCACTTAAACGACGGCTACGTTGTGTGGCAGAATATCTGATCCGTTCAGGAGAATTTGAAAAACTGAAGGACGATACTGGACGCCTCGTAAAAAAACGCGGTATCCTGGGCAAGATGGTTGTCTTGTACAAACCAACCAATAAACTACTGGAAGCATTAATCAAGCAGGGGTTGATCAAAAATGAGCCGTCGTGAAAAGTTGATCGCATCGGTGATCGGTCCTGAGCTTGATCAAACGAAAGCCAAGATGCTTGATGCCACTATCAAGTTGATCCTTGGTGACATGGGGCAGCATTATTGCAAAATGTGGGAGCATGAAGGTCCAGGGGTGATGGTGTTTCAACCTGACAATTCCGACCGTTCGATGTTCTTCATGACGCTAAAGGAGATGCACTCAGCGCAAGAGGAGTGTGAACGCGGTAATGATGGGGATTTAGCTGAGACATTCAGGCGTATCCTCAGTGCTGCACAGAAAATTAATCCAACGGAAAAAGCTGGTTACATCATCAATGATGCAGCGGGCATGCGTTACTTGGAAATCGACTACAACAAAGTATCGGAAGACTGATGGCAATTGAAAACATCAAGGCTCACGCAGAAGATCGTGAGTTAATCACAAGTTCTGACCTGGTTTCAGCAGCGCACGCCCTGATGGAGGGTATTGATCTTGATGTTGCCAGCTCAGATTTTGCAAATGAATACGTCGATGCCAAGAAGTATTTCACTCCATCTGACGATGGATTGAACTGCCAAACGTGGTACGGCAAGGTTTACGTCTTTCCTCCCAGTGGCGCATACTTCTGGGACAAGAAGAATGAACGCTGGAAGATGACACGGTCTTCTTCTCCAACTTTGACATCGTCACATGCGGTGTGGTTCCGAAAGCTGTACCGCAGCTGGTTAGCAAGAGAAGTAAGTCAGGGCTTGTACTTTACCAACTGCCCGGACATGATTCGTTACGAGTTTAAGATCTTTGATTTTCCCATCTGCATCTTGCGGACGCCACCAACGTTAACAGTTCGCAAGAGCACAGGTGTTGGCGTGCATAAAACGTGCACCTCACTATTGGTGTACCTGCCTCCCATGGAAGATACGGGGAAAGCAATCGAACGTTTTAAGGATATTTACGAACCAAGGGGGCACATTCTCTGTTAATTTCTCTAGAGTGAAAAGGATTAAAAGGAATTATGAGCATCCTTGCCGACTGGGAAATTCGTGAGCAGGCCCTTGAACATGGGATGATTGATCCATTTGTGGATCATTTGGTAAGCAAGGAGAATGGACGGAAACTTCTCAGTTACGGCCTCAGTTCGTACGGATATGACATTCGCTTATCACCTAGTCAGTGCCTGATTTTTGGCCGTGTACAAGCCGGGGATTGTGACCCCAAGAATTTTGATCCCGATATTTTGAAGCCAGCGGATCTGCGGGAAGACGAACGTGGCCAATACTTCTTGCTGCCGCCGTACGGCTATTGCCTTGGCGTAGCGCATGAACGTCTGAGGCTCCCTAGCAACATTAGTGTTGTAGCTGTTGGTAAATCTACATATGCGCGGTCAGGGATTATGGTAAACATCACGCCTGCCGAAGCAGGATGGGAGGGTTACCTTACGCTTGAAATCAGTAACTGCACTGGTTTGTTCAATCGCATTTATGCGAACGAGGGAATTACTCAGCTGTTGTTCCACACTGGTAGCCATTGTGAAGTTACTTACCAGGACCGGAAAGGTAAGTATCAAGACCAACCAAAGAACGTTGTGTTCTCCCAGGTTTAGTATTGCTTACCAAAGCTTGATCCAGGTTTACGGGCGTAGCCGGTACTTCCGGCTCGTCCGATTGTGTCCCCCATACTTGGCAGTGCAACACCGTCCATTGTTGCTTCTGTTCTTGGGGTTTTACCTCGGATGGTCGGTTCAGCAATACCTGCTCTTTGTCGGTATGCCCCAGCGGTTTTGGCTGCCCTAAAGAACTTACCAACGCGGTCTTGATTATCGTTTAACGATTCAACAGCTTGTCTTTCTTCTGATGGGAAACGACGTAAATCTGTATCGTACGCCTGTTCAGGATTAAGGTCAGTAACCTCAGCCCCTGACGTACCAGCGTCAGCCGTTGGATCGTAATTGGGGTCAAAGAATTTTGCCATAGTATCATTGTAGAAGCAATAAATCAACCAGGGTATTCGCCATGCATGGCGTCGCAGGTTTCTTAGATAGCTTCATTCAAGACGAAGTAAAGTGCCGCTGCCTCAGCGAAGAAGATTTTGGTGCACCGCTCGACAATGAAGCGAATGATGTACCATTAATGGATATGTACAACCGAGGCTTGGTCGCATGTCAACAGGGGCGGGAAAGGAATCCACTGAATCTCGAGGGGCAACGGCCTGGAACGACGGGGTATATTCCGTCAATGGAGGAGGGTCTGCAGATGGGGGCATCACCCAAGCCCAGGGCGTTAGTGCTGGACCTGGAGGGGCCCAGCGAGGAGATGCTGGAGCAGTCACGCAAGCGTCGTGGTTTGAGCCGGTAACAGACGATTCTGGCTGCAAGGACGGCATTTGTCCTGTGCCCTGGCTAACGAAAGAAAAGGCATCGGTGCTCCAGGAGGATGTGGTTAATCATCCTTCTCACTACGGCGGCATTGAGTGCATTGAAGCCATTGAGACAGCTTTAACCACCGAAGAATTCCGTGGTTTCTGCAAGGCCAACTGCATGAAGTATATCTGGCGTGAGAAGCATAAAGGCGGGACAGAATCACTGAAGAAGGCACAGTGGTACCTCAACCGCCTTATTGATTTGGACGAAGCTCAAAACGGTTGAAGCTCATCTTCGTCTTCGTCATCCTCGTCGTCGCCAATACAAGCGGCGGCGAGTTCTGCTAATTCCAAGTCGGTGGGAATGTCGAAGTCAATCGAGATGTTTTCTGCTGCGAGGATATCTTTGATGGCATACCACTCCATCAGCCGCTGGTGGTAGAGGTTCAGAAGTGCGTACAGCAATTCATCCCATGTCATCTCTTGCGCTGCAAGTTCTGCCTTGCGCATGGAGAACTGCAATTCCAACGGGAGTTCAAATTCCCTGGGCTCGACTGATCTCTCCATTCCAGCCTTCATTTGCGTGTTGCAATTATTCTAATGCTAGCTGGCGGACAGAAGATCTGCTTCTTGGTCGTTAAAATCAAACCAAGGGTTTTCATCAATCCGGAAGTTGTTTCCAAACTCTGCCAGGATGTATGGACTCATGAGTTCTTCCAAGCGTCGCACTGCTTTCACCTGATGAGGTGCTGCGGTGTAATTGCGGAATGCTGTCAACAATACTTCGGTAGAGGCCCAGGGATTTGCATCAACTCCTTGGAGGAACAGGTTGATTTCTTCTCGGCGTCGATCCAGGAGATTACCAACGACTTGATGATCAGCATTGAAGATCCACCGGCCCATTTCTCGCGTGGCACCGCAGTAATCTTCGTGTTCAATGCAATCGATAATGGCGCTGTAAAGGAAGGGTTCCCAGCCGATGGAGTGAATGAAAGAAATCAAGGCTTGACGCATGCCGTCATCAAGGCCCAGGTTTTGCTTTAGCAGCTGGGTGTCAATGATATTTGTTTCGTGGAATAACAGCTCCAGTGCTTTTTGTGGACTGCAACGTTGACCACGTTTGACAGGAGAGCCGTCAGGGTAAAACTGTGTGCCGTAACCAATGGTGTACGGATCTTTCCCTGTGTGAGGATCTGCGAAAGCTTGTTCGTTAAAACCTTCGTATTTCCTGATCAGATTAAGCGCAGCGGAAAGATCCG